TCCCATTCGCGGCCATTTTGCAGACCAATAGCAAAATCAACCTGGCTAATGCCTAGGCCAACGATTGCAACCTTTTTGCCTTCTAGGGATTGTTGGGGTGTGTTTTGAGTTTCTTCTTTTGTTAATTCGATCACTAATTTACGCCGGTGCGTAATAAATCGTATCTATATTCGTCTCGTGTGCCACGACCTTCTGATAGAGTTTTCATTCTAGCTACCGCCTCCTTAAAGCGTCCCTCAAACTGGGCAACGACATCTAGCGGTTCCTTTAAGAAAACTGCGCCTTCTACTAACGTGCCGTACAACAATGCGTCTGGATAATCCGTAGACAAAAATGTTGTACCGCTGTCACTACCACTCGTTAAAGAGACTGGTTTATATAAATAATGTAATTCTACCGTATAGTCTGCGTCTGGTACAGGTGCTACCTCAAACGCCGTATCATCAAACAAAGTATAATATTTTGGTTGGCCCCTGGTCGTGCTGGTAGGAGCGTATTCTTTTACAAACGATGAATGTTTAAAATCTAAGTAGTCGTAAGTATCGCTGCTTATAACCGCAAGACTAAATGGTGCATAGAAATCTGTTGGCGTGGCCAAAAACCTATTATTGGTAGAAAGAGATCCTTGGACATTCTTTCTTTGTTTCGGCAGCTGAACAAGTTTAAATATTCTGTTTTCAGCCTCTTGGATAAAAGTTGGTAGCTGATTGGTAAAAGTGGTTTCAGAAACTTGCAAATAATCCTGGACCGCTGTTTTTAATGTTGAATATGTAAAACTCATGTTGTTGTTACCGTAACTGATCCTATATTAGCACTTATATTAAAAGTTGTAAGCTGAGATCCTAGTTTTCCATCGCCTACGTTTGTGTAAACCACAAAGAAATTATTGTCTGTGGGTTTTTCTGGCCTTGCATTTCTTATGGCCTGTGAATCTACTGGTGCGGGCCTGGGCATAATTTGTGGATGCTTAGGATCAAACTGATCTGGGCCCACCAAAAGTCCGTCCCAAGTTTTCTTCATGTCCTTTAACTTATAGCGAAACCCTGTGATGTCACAGATACCGTAGGCATGTTTACCAGATGCAAATGCCATTATGCGTTGTTGTAACTCCGAATATCTGGAGATATTCTAAATGATGCTCTATCCTCATCGGTGGACAAGGCTCTAGTAAACTCTTCTTCATACAAACCTTTTAACATAGCAGTTCTCTCTGGTGCTCTTTTTAAAGATATGTAATATGCCAAGCCTGCGGCCAAGCAAGGATAAAACCTAAAAGGCATGTCTAGTGTGTTGGTTGCTGCATCTGAGTCATCCATTCTGGTCAATACATTCATGTAAACCGTGTAAGCACTAGATTTATCTGGAGCAGGCCAAACTGTAATAGTCGGTGACAGCTGCTTGTTGATAAAAAATTGATTTGGTTTTCCGGTTGTAGACTTAGTGACAATATGAGAATACTCAGCTCTGCTTAACCTAGTCATGGGTAGATCTGTTGACTCAGAGCCGACAGTTTCTCTAATAAATACATCTAGTACATCAATGGGTGCTGTACTGTTGGTGCTGTCAATGTTGTAAGACGTGGTGTCTTTGACCATGGCCACTGTTTTTTGTGCAATGGTCCATTGATTTAAACCTCTGTTGGCCCATTCGGCTAACATAAGGTTCAGACTTCTGTTTGCTGTTTTAAGATCGTAACCAGTTCTCAGCTCTAAGCCGCAACGCTCAAAAGCCTCTTCTATGTATTCTGCTACATCTGGTTCAAAGTTTTTACTGTTCGATGTCGCCATCTTCTTCTCCCGGAGCGTATAGATTGTTAAACGTTATGTTTGGATCCATATAGCTCTCATGTTGTTCCGCTGAATGTGTCCATTGCGAGGGCATAAAATCCGGTGCTCCTTCGCCTACACGCCACAAAGCAGGATTTGTTGCTCTTACTCTATTATTAGGTAATGCTACAAAATTTCCAGTGTACTCACCAGCGTCCGTTAAATATAACACATGTGATTGTTTATGTTGAGCCGGATCGTCTGCTATTGAATTTTCTGTGTAATCCACAGTAAACAAATATTTGCCTGTATAAAACTCGCCACCTATTTTGCAAATCCACGGAGACGAACTTACACGATCCATGGTTATAACCGAATGATGATGACTTAGACAGTCCCAGGGTTGTGCCAAGTGATCTTCCATGGGTTCTGGCCAGTCTTCTAACGGTATGTCTGCTACCAGTGCCTCTATTGGCATCCGGGCCCACATAGCACCGCCATGTACGTTTGGCTCATCTTCCATGTCATCTATTTCACAGCCAGTAAAAACCACCTGGAATGAAAGAGATCTATCTGGAATTGTATTGACCGCAATAACCAAAGCGTGCAAATACTCGCCATGGTAATTGGAATGATTAGCTGTAAACTCTTTTCTTACCCAGCATTTAAACTGCGGGATATTTGATATTAAATACGCCACTATATTTAATTATTATATTCTTACAGTTTATCTCTAACAGATTTTGGTATATTACTAAAGCCGGGATTAGCTTTCATTTCAGCCTGTAAAGCAGCTCCACCTTTTGACATATACTTAGTGCCTTTCATTGCACCACCTTTAGCCATGTATTTGGTGCCTTTCATAGATCCACCCTTGGCCATATATTTAGTGCCTTTCATAGATCCACCTTTAGCCATGTATTTGGTGCCTTTCATAGCGCCGCCTTTTTTCATGTACTTTGTACCTTTCATTATTGCTCCTATTATCTTCCGTAAAGACCCATGTTAGATCTTTTGGTTATCTTACCACCTCTAGCGGCAAAAGTTTTAACGTTTGTAGGCTTGCCACCTACCCCTTGTTTCTTTGCTCTTTTTCTGCTGACCGCAGATTTAATTTGTGATTTGCTCATTCTTGCAGCTTTTGCAGCCGGTACACATTTTGGGTATTTTCTTTTAGCGTCTGCTTTTTGTTTAGATCTGCCACACTTTGCAAAGCCACCACCTTTTTTCTTAGATCCTATGTCAACCCAATCTTCTTTAAACCACTTAGTCAATCCGCCTTTTGGTTTAGATCCCTTGCTTACAGATTTGCCAATGCTACTTCTGCTTATGGCCATAATTTTAACTTCTAGGAACTTTTGTAGGTTTACGCTTGCTGTTCATAATTGCGCCACAACCTCTAGCCTGGAGCTCCACACTGCCACCGTTTTTCATAAATCCCATTTTATTACGAACTTTGGTAGGTAGTTTACCCAGACCTTTATTGCCAGCTGGCACGGGTCTTAAATCTTTTTTACTCACTTCGCCTCCTTCTGCTTTTTTTGCGCCTTTGTAACCGCCGCCGCGTTTTTTATAAGTTTTTACCAACCAAGCATTAGCGTAAGCAGACGGATAAACGTCAAACTTACGTTTGGCCTCAGACTTTACTCTTGAATATAAGCTAGGGTTAGTTACGTTACTTGGGGTTGATGATTTTTTTGCCATTAGCACTTCCACCTTCTTCTTGCTTGCCTAATTCTGGAATTAGGATCATTTCTAGTTTTAGCAGAGCTTTTCTTTAATTGCCCAAGAGATCTTGCGCAATAAGACTTACGCCTTTTAGCAGCCTTGCTACCTTTTTTTACTTTACCTGTTACGGCCGTTTTCAGCTTAGATCCAGGGTTCGCCTTTCTGTATGCAGCAACGCCCTTTTTGGTCATTCCTGCTCCAGACTTGGTTTTTCGGTAATTACCGCCTTTGCCTACCGTTCTTCGGATAGGCTTGGATTTTTTCCTAGGCTTTACCGCTGCCATTCATTAATAATTCTTATTCAAAACCAATATAATTGAATAAGTATCACCGCTTGAATGTCCGACAGTGGTGAAGTCAATGTCTCCAGTCACACCGGATCCCGCATTATTTGGAATCCCTGTAAAAAGGTCATAGTATTCATCACCTGTGCTATCTGCTGGTAAACCAGTTAAAAGAACATTTGTACTAGCGTCAAACTCAAGATTTATTCCCATGCCACGCGTGGCCCAATAAATCCTAGCCACCGAAACAGTGGTGCAAGTTTGACCTGCGCTGTTTTTAGCTAATGCTGAAACATCTACTTTTTTGACTGCACTTTCACCGGTACCATCCGAAACATTTGTAAATTTCAAGACGGCGGTTTTCTCACCGTCTTGGATTGTTTGAGATGTTACTGCGTCTGCCATTTTATCTCTCTACAATAGCTGTAACGTAATCGATAGTCATGGTTTTCGCTGCGGCTGCACCATTTTGTATACCAAAAGATATTGTCAGCTCTTCGTTATCTGGAAGATTTGTGTTGACCACTCCAACTGGTTCTGCATTGTTTACTGAGTAATGCACCAATGCGGTATCTGGATCTACAAAGAAAGCAACAGTAACAAAAGTATCATCTGCCATAGTGTGAATCGCAGTTGTATCTGTTGATGTGCTATCTTTTTCAACGATAAAATCTAAGTTAGTGTCACCATCGTCTTTTATGAAGAAAATACCGTCTGAAACCGCTAACGGAGAAGTATCGGTAATTTGTAGGCCCATAACAAAGTCAGATTGTGTAGCATCGCTTACTTTAAATCTAGCTGAAAAATAAGCTCTCTTTGAACCTGTAATTAAAAAAGACTCGCCTTTTAAATTAAAAAAGTCATGGTCGTTATCGCCAGCTGCGTTAGTAATCAAAAACTGACCACCGGCTCCAGAGGTCATTGCCTCGGTTGCGGATCCCGTGCCATCCTCAGCTGTTGTGATTGTCCAGTCACCACTGTTGTAGGTCATAAAATCATTGAAATAACCATAGTGTGTCTGGTCAGAAGGTAAAGGCATAAACATCGGTTGATCTTTTTTTGCCTTTGTTGCAACGGTATTACCCGCCCATTGGATTTGGTTTTGGAAATGTGGATTAGCCATTATGAACTCCTTTGTTTGTATTAATGGAAACCGGTAAACCGGCCCTCATCAAGCTAATTAAATTTATTTAGAAAATGATACTACTTAGGAATTACTTTAGCAAGAAGACCTTGTTTAAAATATAAAGTGGTTTTTTACTATTCGCCGTTAATTTTTTTAAAATGTACTCGCACAAAATATTTTCTTATTAAGGACACAATAGTAAAAACAATAGTTTGAAATACAGCTGTAGTAATTACGCCTAATGAAATCCACCTTGAAAAAGAAATAACAGCTAAGGCAACAGGAAAGGCCATAAGAAATCCCACGCTAACATCTGCAATTGCCTCTCTTGCAGCAGCTTTGTCTAAAAAATTTTGCATGCAAAGACTATAACAAATATACACATATCTGCAAGTTTTTATAAATACTGATATTGAACATCAAACCAAAAAAAAGGGCCCTGGAGGGCCCTTAATTTGAAATACTTGAGTTATAAACGGTATTTCTAAACGTTCGAGTTATGCACCTTGTGATCCATATACGCCTCTCCAATCGGAGAAACCAAACGAATATCTTTCACGCGCTTTGTAACGAATGTTTCCAGTTGAGAAGTCTGGTTCCATGGAAGTTTCCATGCCAGTTCTTTGGAACATTTTAAGGCCTTCGCCTTGTGCTGTTACAGAAGTTAAGATGAAGAAAGCATCCGGATCATTTAGATAATGATTTACTGAATAACCGCCAGGAAGAACACCAGTGTTCTTGATAGCGTTTAGGTCATTATCAGATGTTCCTACTCTCTGATTAGAATTTAAAATTCTGTCAGCAACAAATACTAATTGTGGGGGGACGATTAGTTTGTCAGCTTGCACAGAGATTGTTAATCCTTTGTCATCTGTGAAAGTAGAGATGTCAATTAAAGCGTCCTCTAATGAAGTTTCATTAAGGTCGGCCATAGTTGTTGCTCTGTTAGCAGCTGTTCCACCACCAGCAAGTGGGTGAGCAGTGTTAATTAGAGAAACACCATCTCCGCCAGTAAAACTGGATGAGAAAGCGTTGTTCAACACATCCGCACCTTTGATCTCTTTGGTGTTAGCCATAGATTTCGCCAATGCTTTGACATATCTTTTTCCTAAAGAGTCATAGAGATTATCTTCGATAGCCTCTTCTGTTAAAGCAAACGCTAACGCCACTGTGTCGTGGGTATAACGCGCACTGAAACTTTCAGATGCTTGATCGAAGTTTACACTTTGACCCTCAGTTTTCGTAGGCGCAGATCCGAAACCGGTAATTAATACCTCTTCTTCAAATGCGCGACTTGAATCTTCAATAGAGAAGATTTCTTCGTATTCACGATCGTATTCATCATAGTTAAGACCAAATAATGAATTTAGACCTGGTTCTAGCTCTTTAGCTAGCTGAGCTCTTGATATAGCCATTATTTACTCCTTATGCTAAGCCAGCACCTTTTTGTCCCATGATGTGGTTTTGAATCACACATAGTACATTGGTGTTGGATGATGCTACGTCATCGTTATCGGGATCCTGGGAGATGTCAATACACTTGAGCGGTAACGTTGCGGTCGTAGCACCGGTTGTTACGTCTAGCTCTGCATTAGATCTTCCAGACTTAGTGTCGCCTACTGGTGAGCCTTCGACAACATCAAAGTTACCGAACAGATCCGCTACCGGGAAGGTATCGTCTGCTTGGACTTCAAATATGACGTTTGCGTCATCAATAACGTAAGCAAAAATATCACTAGCAGAAACGCTGCCAGGATAGTAGTTTTTAAAAACTTGCTCGCCTGTGGTTGGGTCAGTGTAACGTACACCATTAAACACTCCGACAATTGGAACGGTTCCAGTCGCGGCGTGTCTTCCTATAACCCCAGCTGTAAGCTGAGTAACCAAGTCTCCTTGGAATATAGGTGTTGTAGCTCCACTTGCAATTCTATAACGTGATTGTCCACCGTTATAGGGTGCTCCACCCATCATACGAACAGGTTTGCATCCAAATGCGCTATCTTTATTAGCCATTTAAAATTCTCCTATTGTTGTGGTTGTTACTTTTTCCCAAAAGTAACGTTAGACTCCCTTTTTGAATCATACTGCACATAGCGGCTGTCTTTTCTGGATTCATTAAACACATTATTGTCCAATGCCTCCTTCGATTTGGCCGTTTGAGACTCATAGTAAGCATTACGCTCTTGTTTTGTCTCGACAGGAATCTTCGCTAAAAGTAGTCCATCATTATATACAATGCCAGCATGTCTTCCGTCATCTAAAGTAGGCAATACAAATTCTGCTGGTAAGTCAGTCCCTCTTACAAGTTCCCAACCTTCGCGCAATCTTTTGCTTACGTTACTTCTATCCTCCTGGCCCAACATGGATTCTCTTATCCAACGATATTCGTACCCTTCTGGTGGTTCTGGAGTTTCAAGTTTTCTTACTGGCGTCCATGGTTTTCTTCGAGTGTTGTTAGCGTGATTCTCGGATTCACGGGATTGTCTGGTTGTGTTATTAGTTTCTTCGGTCATTTTGCCTCCCTGTTGGCTATTTTTTGTTTTTCTTTAGCAACAGATTTTAACCACGCGTCTTCCGACATATTGTGTGGTTTCAATCCTCTGAGACGCTCAACTTCCGTTTTAGAAAAAGTCACACCGTTCTTTTTGCCTTGTGTTTTTTGTCGTCCTCCGACAGAGGTGGAGGCGACTCTTTGCACAGCGGGTCTACCTTCTGATTGCTCGACACTTTGCCCAGATACTAGATCTGGATAAACTTTTGATACTCGGTTATCAAGCTGCTCATAGTATTCATCTGAGTCTGCCTCATAACCTTCGTTAATTAAATTGTAATGCGTAAAATATGCAAATTGCGATGCCTGCCAATTATCTGGATCAGATTGATCGCCATACCAAGAATTTTTTTCATGCCAGGCTTTTGCCTCTTTCGTTGCTGGCGGTGTTTCTTGATTTTGCTGAACTTCCTGTTGCATTGGCTGTTGCACAGCTTGCGGATTTTGAAAATTTTGTTGCTCGGCTTGTTGTTTTGCAACCTTAAGTTTTTCTTTTTGAATACTTAAATCGCTTTTAAGCGTATCAGCTTTGCTTATTAATTCTGCATCACCAGCTTGTATAGCTTTTTTATACAAATCATCTGCTTGGTTTTGCTTGGCCTCAAGAGCCTCTTCTTCTTTTACAAGCAACTGATCTCTGGTTTGTTGTTGTACTTGATACATGCTTGCTGTTTCCATTTCTTTCTGGGCCAGCATTTGTTCAAGTCTTGCAGCTTTTTCTTCTGCCATTCTATTTCTTTCGTTGAGCTTGTTGATTCTTTTAGAAACGCCTTTCGTATAATTTTCTAATTCATCATCTGAGGAAACAGATTGTCCTGTTTGCTCGTCAACTTGATCTACTACCTCTACCTCTAGCTCTTCGGCCTCTGGCTGAATTGTTTGAGTGTTTTCTTGTTCATTCATTATAAACTCACTATGTCATCTGGATCGAGTATGGTGGCAATCACTTCATCATCATTGATAATGCGAACCTCTGCACCTTCCTCTAATTTAAACCTAGAGCCAGAGTAACGCCCTATTAAAACCCATTGTTTTTCTTGACACCAAGGTTTTTCTCCATATCTTGACTTATCGTTATAACATTGTGGGCCCATTTTTACCACATAAGCTACAACCGTAGCCAAAGCCTCACGATTAACTGTTTCTTTTGCTAGGTGTATACCACCTTTTGTTTTTGACTTACCAGCGTATGGTAAAACCAACATCCTCCAGCCGGTTGGCTGAGGCATGCGATCTAAAATTGATTTGTCTAATAATTCTGGATCCAAGATCTTTTCGTCTGGATCTATGTAAGCGTCTGCAACTTTTTTTGTTTCTGCCATCAATTAACCTTTGTATATGTCACCAAGTTCGTTTGCAATATAGTATAAAGCACTTAGCTCTCCTTGCAAATATTTATAATGTTCAATATCTTTGAGTCCGCCAGACATAAGAGTTTCTTGTATTTGTTTCTCTCTTGCCTCGATTAGTCTTTTAATCTTATCGATCAGCGCTATGTCATCCATTATTTCTTATTCTTGGTTCCTGCGGGTCTGCCTCTTTTTTTAGCGACCGGTTTTTTAGCTGCTGCTTTTTTCGGTGCTGCCTTCGCAACTTTTTTTGGTTTTGCTTTTTTTTCAACCACTGGCTCGGCTTGAACCACAGGTGTTGGATTTGGTACAACTCCGCCTGCATCTATGATTGCTTGCTTTGCTGCTATTCTTGCGTCACTAGCCTCTTTTTTTGCTTGAGCCTCCATGACAGCTTTGGCATTGTCTTGCATCTCTTGTGCATGACGAATTGCTTTTTCGTGTTTTAATTTTTTTACTGCATCAATTTTATAAGATGTTGTCATTTTATCTCCTAAGTTTACTCTCTAGTTCTAGCAATTTAAGATTTGCATTTTGCTGCAATCTATCTATCGCTACATCGAGTTTATCATCTGCTATTGATTTTTGCACATTGATACGGTCCTTTTGTATATCTGCGTCTAATAATTTTTCTTGGGCCCTTTGTTCTTGTTTTGCAGCAAACTGTTCAGCGTCCATATTCAATTCTTTGTCTTTAAGTGCTAATTCTGTTTTTCTTATTTCAACCAATGGATCCTCTCCGGAACCTTGGCCAATAGATTGCAAGAACTCAGAAGTTAATTGAGCCATGATTGGTGAGCTGAATTGATCTAATATCATTTGTATTTGCTGTGAGATCTGTTGTGCCTCTTGTGGAGATACTTGCTGCATTTGTGCCTGGATTTCTTGTATGCGCATTTGTGTCTCTTCTGGTATTTGTTCTTGTGCCAATTGAGCTGACAAGAATTGTAAGTGCTGCATGCAATGACTAATAATAATAGATTGAATCTGTGGGTTTTCTTTTACCACACTTGTTAAAAATAGACTTCTGTGTGCATCTAAATGTGCTTGATGGTTTTGCTGTTCAAAAGCCTGGGCAGGTTGGCCCATAAGTAAACCAGCATTTTCAATACCAGCGTCTATTGGTTGCGGTGTCATATCTGGCGGTGGCTGTAACAAAGAATCTACATTATCAACGCCTAGAGCTGCATACATTCTTTTGTAAGCCTCATACATGCCCATAGGCCCATGTATTTGTGGGTTAGATTGCACCATTTGCAAAAGCTCCTGGGCAAGTGTAACTCTTTGGCTCTGTGAGAAAATATTAGGATCTGAAACTGGTATTACATCTACTCGACCGTCAAAGTCTTGGCTTTTAATTTCTTGTCCACCGGATCCAACAGTAAAATCGTACACAGGTGGCAAGTATTCAGCAAAAACTTTTGATAGTATTTGAAACTCAACTTTTTGCGCGTAATGTAATCTTTTATGAATAGCACTCATAACCTTGGTGCCGCGTTCTAATAAAGCAACAGTAGTTCCAACTGGCATAGCTTGGTTCATATCACCAACGTTCATGTCTGCGATGGCAGCAAATCTTTTACCAGAATCAACCAACAAGCCTAATAGTTGCATCAAAACGTTACTTGGTTCTTTGATGGGTAAAGGTATTAGGTTTTCTCTAAGAGATCCACCAGTCGTATCGATGTCTCTAAATTCGCCTGGTTGCAAAGGCTCGTCCTCATCTCTAATTCTCATGCCTCTGGATTTAAAACCAGCTGGTAAATTAGCCAGTGTGCCAGCATCAATTAACTGTCTGAGTATTGATGTTGATGCTTTTGATAGACCACCAATCATGTGTGACAGGCCAAGTCCATAAAATCCTAGGCCTGGTAAAAACTTGTATTGCACAAAATAATTAATTTTATTTTTAAGCGGATCTGTTTCTTGGTAATTTCTGCGTATCGCTAGAACAGAGGTTGAGTCCTCATCAATGGTAATTATGTATGGTAGCTTTAATCCCGTTGGTCTGCCCTCTGCATCTAAATCTTCAAAACCTTCTATGTCTAAAACAGTGTGTATTTCATAAACCGTTCTATTTCTATCTTCTTTGTAACTTGGTTCGACACCCTGTATTTCATCTATGGCCTTATCAATTTCAGATTCGTCATCGTCATAAGTTTCATCTGAGATCTCAACATTTGCATAAAAACCAGTGATTTGTTGTTTTTTAACTTCATTTAGCGACATACTGATTGAGTGTGTAATTCTTTCAGCTGAGGTCATGTCAGATGCCTCATAAGGCACAATTAAATCTTCTGGGGGTATAAACTTAGATACTGCTTTATTTGTCACACTATCAAAATAAACTTTTTTAAATGCAGATCCAGCCAAGGGCAGATAAAACAAAAGCATGTCAAGCTCTGGGTCATACTCACTCATTACAT